CGCTAGCCGCGTGCGCAGGCTTTCTTCCGAGCGGTCGAATTCGCTCCCAAGCCCCTGCGTCGCGAGCGCGAACGAACGATTGCGCACGTCATCTTGGAAGTTGCCGAGCGTTGACGGATCAAATCGCGACGCATCAAAGTCGCCGCCGAGTGCTGCGCTCAAGTCCAGCTTGCCGCCCATGTCATCGCGGGTCGAATAACGATCTGGCGTGAACGGACTTGAGAGAATATCGGAAACGCGATCTGTCTGATTAAGCCCAAGCTGCCCGAGCTTAATGCCCTGCTGCTCTTGGGTTTGTCGCAACTGGCGCTGCGGATCGCTCTCGGTAACAGTCTGCGTCCATTGCGGAACGCCTGACGTACTTGAGGGCGTTTGTGAATAGCTTACGCTGCCATAGGGCGTGACCTGATTGACGTTGTTGAGTTGCGATTGCGCAACCGCCGTATTGATGTTCGCCGCGCCTTGCGCATTCGCGGTCGCAACCGGATCAGGCGGCGTCGGCTGCTTTGGCTTCCCAAAGATGCCTGCCGGATCATACCATTTAGATTCGCCCTTACCCATAGTGGGCATCCCTGAACTTGTATGAAATCACCGCGTCATCGTCGCCAAATTGCCGCTTCAGCACCGCCTCGTAAGTAAAACCCAAGGCTTTTAGCATTCGCAGCGCGCGCGTGTTACGCGACGGCGTGCGCGTCCAAATCTTGTAAACATCAGCGGTTTTGTAGGCGTATTCGAAAATCTTACCCCAAAGTTTGCGGCCAAGCAGCCAGCGCGCATCCTCAGACGCGACTGACGCCTCTATCGTCTTGTTCCAAGGCTCCCATGTGTGAAAGCACACCACGCCCATGATGCGGCCCTCGTCATCGGTAACGCCGAGCGCGCGCGTGCCGTCTGGGGGGCAGCCTTGCATCTCTGGAATGCGCTCAGCCGCCCACAGCGCCATCTCGCGCGAACGATCCAGCACAAGCCGCATCAGACTTGACCGCCCGGCACGAAGCGCAGATTAAAACCATTGAGGCTGAACTGGCTCTGATTCGACCGCGCCTCCAACGCCAGCGACACATTGTGCCCTTCGCCAGAGATCGCACGCCATTGCCGCGTCGTGTTGTCCTCGCCGCCGTAATACTTCTCCCCATACAGACTTACGCCCCAAATACAGGCATTGGTGATCGTGGAGAACGGCCATGCCGGCAAAGACGGCAGCGAGCGAAAGTCCGTGCGGCCAACAACCCGCATCGTTGCGCGCGTCGTCGTCGTCAGCACCGGGCGAATCTCCAGCAGCGTCTTAAGCCCCGGAAAATTCATTGTGGTCCATGCCGTCTCCAGCGCCGCCGTGATGTCGGCCCCATTGTCGTCATAGCCATTAAAGCAGTGATAAACCGACCCATCCGAGCCGCCCGCGTACACATCGCCGCCGAACACCTCGAACGTCTCAAAATTCCAGCCCGTAAATCGGCCCCACCCGCCCGTTGTGCGATGGCGAATGAATTGCCGCGCCGTGGTCGTGTTCGTCGGCGCGTTGATCATCAGCAAGTCTTCGGAATCGGCGGAAATGAAAATTCCCTCCCACCCCAGATACGAACGTCCCAAATTCACGGCCAAACGGAACGGCGTCGAGATCGGCGCGCTCACATAAGGAATGCTTTCCGGCGATTGGCCTGAACTCATCAGGCTCTGAACCGACACCAGACCGTTGCTGGTTATGATACCGAGATCACCGCCCATTTGCACAAAGGGACGGTCGCCGATCGGCTCGCCAGCATACCAACGCCCCACCAGCGCCCACTCAGCGGCATCGGCGGGATTTGAGCCTTGATAGACCGCGATCTCTCCCTCGGAGCTGAGCGCGACGAAATAATCGTCAAGCCCGGCGCCGCCATCGCGTGACAGCGAGCCAAGCGCGACCAAGCGCCCGCCGTAGCCAAACACCGCGCCCATCGGGAAATTCGTCACCGTGCCGGCGATGCTTTGGATCGGCAGATAGCCAAAGGTCAGCGTGTTCTTGAAGATGAAGAATAAACGCTCCTTGAACTCGGCCACATAGTTGATGTCATTGTCAGTGTAGGTCGTGATCGTCAGCGCAGGCGTCGCCCAGGTCGTGCCGTTCCAATGATGCGGATAGTCAGCGCCGTTGCAAATCCACAGAAACGACCCGCCCGATGTCGTGATGTTCGTATGCGAAAACCGCGCGCTGGTCAGGCTCGAAACCACCGCCGCGCCGACCGCGCCGGGACTTGAGACGTTGTAAATGGCCGTGCCGGCCGCCGCGAACAGCGCCGCCGTCGCCCCGGCATTGTATGGCAGCAGCGTCTCGACCGGGCTTACAAGCCCCGTCACATGCGCATTATGGCCCTGCCGCATTTCCAAAGACACGCCGTGGGGAATCCAGTTGTCCATGGTCCGCGCCCGCGTTTGCGGCAGCTCGGCCATCGGCGTCTCAGTATCCCAGCCACCCGTCGGCGCCGGCAGGAACACGTCACGGCCCTGCGCTTGAGGGATATTCTTGCCGCGCGGGCCGATATTGCGCGCTAGCGCTTGTCTCACGCGCCATACCCCGTATCTGGAATGAGCGGCACAGGCGGATCGTCGGAATCATACGGCGCGATGCTCAGGATGCGCCCGGCGCCCTTCTGCTTGCGATAAAGCGCAGCTAGGGCGAACTCATAATTGCGCTGATCCTCGGCGTAATCGCGCCCCTTGGACTGCTTATAGCGCCAGACGACGCCGAGACGTAAAATGCGGTCACCCAGCACAAACACATCCGTGTCAGAGGTGAACGTCTCCTTGTAGGTCGTGCCATCGGTCGCCAGAACCGGCGTATCGATGATGTAATCATAAGTGATCGTGTCCGCGACAGTTGGCGCCGGGAAGATGTGCAGCCCGTCATAGCGGAACATCGCATATTGCTGAATGCTCGATGTCACCGCATCGCCATTGGCAAGCGCCCATTCCTGATCGTTGAGCGGACCGGCGATCTTGCGGTCCTGGCTAGCATTCCAGAACGTCTCTTCAATCGCGCGATGATAATTCGCTGCTGTGCCGCTTGCTTGCAGCGACGCGAGCGAAGCCGTGAACGATTGCGTGCGCTTTAGGAGCGGCCACGCGTATTCGTCGCGGTCAAGAACCTCTTCAGCCTCGTTCTTCGCCAGCGCGAGCAGCAGGATTTGCGTCTCTTGCCCGTCTGCAACAATGGCCGAAGTGACCGTTAGCGACAAAAGACGCTGCGCGTCATTGAGCGCCGTGAGCAAGGTCAATGAATGCTCGGAAGAATGGGCACGCCGGCCACAAAAAATTGATCTGACGGCACGGCGCCAAGATCAAGATATCGACCAGACAACATCAATTCTGATCGAACAGCACACCAATCATCAAAAGGAAGTCGCCACGATAGAGGCATTTGTCCCTGGTGCTCCCGAGCGAAATCCATCAAATCTTTTATCAGCGCTTGGAGCGTCACAGGCGCAAGCTGTCCTCTTCTTGAACCGCGACATGCATATCCTCAGCTGGCGCTCGATTGCCCTTCTTGGGCTTGTCGTAACCGAGATTATTGGACCGCTTCAAAAGTTCTTTGACCTGCCCCTTCAGTTCGTCAATCTCTTCCTGCTGACGCGCTATCGTCGTCCGCGCTTCCGCATCTCCGGCAGCGGTGCGCGCCTCATCGAGCCACGCCAGCGCCTTGGCGCGCCACTCGCGCCCGCCACGCCGAATGCTCTGATCAAGCGCGCTATCTGGCAAATCGGCTAATTGCTGCACCGTGTATACATGCGCAGCCTTCAACGCGGCGACCATCGCCACATCCATCAGCGGCCATTGCTCCAAAGGCGTACCGGTCTGGCTCGGCGCTTGGCCCGCCTTCCACTCCTCATAAGGCTTGCCGAAGCGCTTATAACCCTCGCCGCGTTTCTCCGTGCCGTCATCCTTGCGCCGCCACAGCTCGTAGATCGGCCCCTCAGAGCGGCTACCGGCGACAATCACCCGAACAAAATGCACTGTATCGAATATCGCCGGCCCGTCACGGCTCGCACGTTCGTCTTTGACCGCTTTTTCTTCGAAAAACAGCACCAGAGGCGGTGTGCCAGCAGGCGCGGCCGGTTCGCGGTAAAGCGTCCCTTGGATTCCGTCCATGTAATGTCCTTAAAAAAGAGGCGGCAACTCACGTGAGTCGCCGCCTCGGTTTAGCGGTTAGGTCGTGCTGTCAAACACGGTGATCGACTGCGGATAATTCAACATCACCGGCGAATTAGCAGCAGCGCCCCCAACCACAGTGATATTGCGCACGCCGATGATTGGGCATGAGCCGGTAATGTCGGCATCGTCCAGCATCCCCGCAGTGCCGCTCGTGTAAAGCTGCACGTCGGGATTACAACTCGCGCCGAGATAGGCTGCGGCGCAATAACCGTTGATCTGAAACCAGCCGTAGTCCTCATCCGCCATTGTCGCCGCTGCAACGCCAAAGCTCGTATTCGCGATCCCCAGCGCATGCGTAATCGACACGGCATCGAATGCCTCATCGAAGGCGGCGAAGAAACCCGCCGTAATGGCGCCCTCTGCCTTGGCGTAAATGTATTCCTTATCGCCGTTGGCGGAAGGAACGATGGTTCGCGTGCCGAGCGCAAAGCCCGCCACGTTGGTTGCAGGTGTGTCGGTAAGCGACACACCTAAGAGAGGTTGAGTCATATCGCTTACTCCTTGCCCTTGCCTTGCAGCATGCGGTTAGACACAGCCATGTTGCCAGCCCAGAGGATCAGCTCAACAGTCGCATCCTGATTGACGCTCTGACGTTCACCGCCGCTCACCTCGATGTCGCGGTCGCTGTGCGTAATGTGGGCGAGGTAATCAGTGTTGAGCATGAACATGGTCGAAGCAGCCATGTTGCCGCCGATGCCGCCATCAAGCACCACGTCGGCACTGACGAACTTCAGACCGGAGAACCCGGCCTTAGCGTCATCGTCCGAAGTGATACGCTGGATCGCCACCAGCGAGCCCCAATACATCTCGTAGTAGAGATCATCCATTGGGATGAGATCGGGGCGGTCGTTGTTGCGCGTGCAATCGATCCAGAGCGCACGCATCGCGGCCTGAATATTGCTGCTCGTCGTGGCGCCCGAATTGTAAGTGCTGAAGTCAAGCACCTGATTGCGCCAGAACGTGTAGGTGTTGGCGTCGATCCCGCCAGCGGTGTTGGTGTTGGTGGTCGGAACCAAAAGGCCCAAACCGCCGATTTCCTTGCCGCCGGTGCCGGTGCCGTCCGCATAAACTTGCGCGCCCATCTGATTCACGAACGTGCGTTGCGCGTTCTTGATCTTCGATGAAAGCAGCTTGATAACGGCGTGGCGACCAGAGTTGCGAATTTGCTCCAGGCCAGAGATCGACACCGCGCAGCTCGCCTGTTTCCAGTCGAACACCGCAGCGTCGATGATGTCGTTGACACTGATGTTAAGCGTTTCATAGCCCGAGTAGAACTGAAATGAGCCGTTTTCCGCGTACTCAAGGGGGAACACGACGTCACGACCGCCGTCGAGCATCATGCGTGACTTCTTGCGAAGCCGGTTATAGAGGGCGACGTTATCGCTCATGTCGTCACGCAATTCGGAAAGCCGATTACGCAAGGTCGTGGCGAGCGTCTGCCCGATATTGATATCGGCCATTGCTTAAATTCCTAAATCGCCCCGTCGAGATGCATGCCGATCTCGTCTTCAAGGCTCATGGTTGGACGCTGATTGCGCGCCGACCCGTTGACCGGGCCAGGGCGCGGCGATTGAGCGCCTGCTTGTCTTGCCCGCGAAACTTCGGCCTTGCGCTTGTCCTCAAGGATGCGCTCGCGAATTTCAGGGTGAGCAAAACAGGCGTCCTCATACAGCTGGTCTAATGTCACCTGCCCGTTCTTTCCTTGGGCAAGCTGGGCCATAAGCGGCTTCACTTCCTGGAAATAAGGCTTGGGTGATTTTGGGTTGCTAGCCCAGGCTGCGATTTCTGCTTGCGTCCGCGCCATCTCTTCTTGGCGCGGACGCTCTTTGAGTTGCGTCAGCTCAGTCTTGAGCTGTTGTAATTCTTGCTTCAGCGGGTCTGGCGCAGGCGCCGGACCGTTCTCTTGCAGCCATTGACCGACCTGCACGAGGTCAAGGCCAACTGATTGCGCAAGGCGGTCGAGCGTGTCGATGCGATTGATCGGATCGGGGTCGCGCAGCTGCTTGTCGTACTCCATAAGGTTCATGAAGTACGTCTGCGGCGTCAGATTGTACTGCTTGAGCTGATCTGTGTAGGGCTCCATCGCCTTTTGCAGTGGCTCCCACTGCTTGGCGGCGGTCGAATGCGTCTGGATCGCTTGGGCCGCATTGCGCTCCTGCTCACGCAGCGCATTGCGCAGCGGCTCGCCAATCTTATCCCACGGGCCG